CTATTCTCTTTAGGCATTTTACCATAAAAAAAGAGGGGCAGTCAACCCCCCAGTTTCATTATGACTTGCTTAACAACTCCCTACAAATTCTTTTACAAGTTTGTTTTTCATCATCACACTCAATCAAACAATTAAAATAATCATTAACTAAGTCGTTCTGTTCATTAGATCGTTCTACTGTCTCCTCAAAGTGTTCCCATCCAGCTAGTTGATTGTAAGAGATTAGGTTGTGCATAATAACCTCCATGCACATAGAATAACATAACAAAGGGGTTTTCGTTCATACGCTTCACCTCTATATTCTACTACTATCTAGGTGTTTTGTGTTGATTCCTTAACAATAATTTATGCCTACGAGTTTATACCTATAAAAAAAGGAGGGAATCAACCCCTCCGATTTCTACTTAAATAAAAATTGAATATAAAGCGACAATAAAACAAGTACAACCGCAGATCCTGCGGCAATTTGTAATATTGCAAACATCACTTTACTCCAACGAGTTGTGCTAATTGTGCCTGATGGCGACGCTCTTCTTTTTGTTTTTGTTCTTTAATAAGTTGTAGGAAGTTAAGTTTCTTCACTTGTGTCCCTCCTTTACAAACTTAACACCACGATAGGTTTCGTTGTATTGTTGGGCTTGTTGTTGCATTTGCTGTTGGTATTCAATACGCTTTTGAGTATCGTATTCAACACCACGGTATACGACTTTCGACATTGGTTTTCTCCTTAGTTTTTTAGGTTAAAGAGCGTTCCTTCAGTCGGCGTTTGCGTTCGCTATTTGTAGATAGCGAATGAACGATCCGTTCCGCGTCGGCTTACTTCCGTCTGGATTTCCAGATGAACGATAGGAGTATTATACTCCCTTTCAGGGATATTTAGCAACAATTAGTTGTATAAAATGTTACAATTTTAAAAACCTTCGCGTGAGAAAATTTTGCCGGAAAATTTTCCTCCGATTTGGGAAATCACTTGCGCTTTTTGGTTTTGGGTGCTTGATATCCCCAGAGTCTAGGATTCACCCGACCATCTGCCCATTCAATTTTTTTGAGTGCATCACCAAACTTATCCCAGTACATATCAAAGATATTAGACATCTTATTAGACCGAGTAATATCATAAGACATTTTTCCACCACGAACATAAGAAACCAAATGAGCATCACTAGGTAGTTGTGGATTCTTGGCGTCTATCTTATTGCAATTCTCTTGAATTACTTCACATCCATAACGAGACCTAGAAAGTTCTTTTTCGTGTGCCGACCAAACTTCATTTGTCTCCTTACTGGATGCCTCTTCTTTTTCTGTCGGCATCTTCTTTCGTGTAATATTCTTTTCCATTATAATAACTCCAATATATTATGTATCAGGAACGACCTCCCCAATGAATATCGGGATAAGCTTCTGAGACAATTTCTTTTGTGATTTTATATTTTGTTTGAAGTTGCTTATCTTTTACCAGACAAATAATCTCTGCTTCAAGAGGATGCAAACCTTCAAGAATAGTAATGAACATTGATTCTCTACGAATGTTGTTCAGACCATCATTACCACCTTTAATAAAGTGATAAAAGTTCTTGAACTCTTTACGGATCGTCGTGCGTTGTTGAGTATCATTAATTCCCATTGAGAACGAACCCGTTTCGTGCATTCTACGAATATCTTCAGTAATCTTGGTGCTCAGAGACCCACTATAAGAAGTCTGCTCTGAGTATCCAGAATAAGGAACAGGTCCTTCTGGAACCATTGAAATAATACTCTCATCAAAATTCCAAATAAAAATTGCTTTGAGAGAAGGATGTTCATACTTCTTTAAAATCTCTACCTTTTTAGCACTTGAACGCTGTCTGGATACAAGGTCCAGAACTTCAAATGCAAAAGGATTTTTTGGTAAATCTGGAATGACTTCTGGAGTCTTAGCAACTTTTGGTGTTGCTGATTTTGTCGTAGATGTCTTTGCTCTACTCGTCGTCTTCGTCGTTGTCATAATTTTCGTCATCAAAATAATCTGGATTAAATGATATGGCTAGAACTTCATCAGGAATAACATTTCCATTGTGATCGTAGAATTCTGGATGTAACTTAGGAATTTCCCTATAATTCATCATATATTCTCTTGCTACCCAACCACCTATAAGTCCCACTATAAGAAACAATACTGTTAGAAAGGAACCAAATACTAGACTAACTGCTAACATTTCTTTTTCTCCGGGAAATTACTTTTCTTTTCCTTGATTTAAAGGAAAACTCAAAATAGATGGTTACCTCCCGATTTAGAAAGCAAACCATCTTCTCAAAGATGATATGAAAGGGTTGAGTCTGCTTTCTTTTTCCTCCATTAAGTATCAATTCAATACCACGATTAAAGTGGTCTTCCTTTTTATTTAGGTTCTTATCAGACAATTTGCTTCTCTTTGAGGAATTTGATGGTCTCAACAGAACCTCCTAACTTCTGGTCGTCACATACTACTTGAGGGAAGGTGGAACCTTCACCAAACTCAGAGTAAAACTCATCACGGGTAAAGTCTTCACCCAAAGTATACACTACAAAGTTACTATTTGTCAATTCAAGGACTTGTTTAACTTTATAACAATAAGGGCAATCTTCTTTCGAATAGACAGTAAAGTTCATTGTTTCTTATAATTTTATAATAATTTATAATAGAAAAAAAGAGGGCATAAAACCCTCTTTAGTAACCACCAACTCACCTCTTCACACCACCGAAGAGGGTCTTCATTCCCAAAGTTACAAGGATGTTGAAGACTTGTATATTATACGGGAGTTTTGAAAAAAAGTCAAGCAGTATGAATCTTTCTACTGTTTATATTATTTTGACACATTTAATGAGTAGGGCTACTTGCCCCAGCGGTCGAGAACAGCTCGGGCGAACTCAATGCAAGTAGGTGTTTCCGGGTCACCTGTGCGATAGATCAGGTCGAAGAGTTTGAGAAACTTCTCGTCTGTCGGAGAGTTGGACTGGATGTCAGACATAAAAAGGGTAATGGTTAAGTAAGGTTACTGGGACTCCAGGGCGGCGACTTTGGTTTCAAGGGTTTCGATGCGGCCCTTGCTTTCCTTGAGAGCGGCAACAAGCAAAGGAATCAATTCAGTGTAACGCAAGTAAAGAGTTCCCATCTCGTCATTATCAACGCTTACTGCCTCAGGAAGCACCTTTTGAACATCTTGGGCGATAAGAAAAGAACGACTTACACTTTCATCGTCAGTTAAAAATCGACCTGTTCCAGCTCTAAATGTTGAAACTTTGGCAAGCGCATCGTTAAATGAATTAAGCCCAGTTTTCAAGCGTTCGTCGGATTGGGCGGCCCATGATTGAGTGCCGTTGTCAAGCCTTACGCCAACTGCGTTTTGATTTATTACATAGTATGCTCCTGTATTGGCGTTGAATTGGATTCTGTCGTGAGTGACATTGGTGCTTTGCGTTCCAGTAACAAAGGTTATTGGGATGGAGCCATAGTTTGAAAAAGTTACGGTGCCACTTTGGTTAATCCTCATCCGCTCCGTCGGGATGCTCGCTCCGGCGGCTGTTGTGGAAAATACGAGGCGCCCTGGCATACTGTTGACACCAACGGCACTATCTGCATAGCACTCAATTTCAGCGGCGCGAACAAATTTGGCGCCGTCATTGCCTTGATAAGTGAGTCCGCCAATGCGGTCACCACTCTGAACTATAGTGTTCCCGGTTCCACGAGAGCGCCCAAGAATAAAGCGTGGGCCATCAGCATCATTTGAGTTGCGTGTAACAGAAAGACTGCAATCCCCGGAGGTGCTTCCCTCTACTTGAAGCAACGGATTAACAACACCATCGAAGAACCCAGTCCGCGCAGTCATCACCCCAACCAACAATCTTCCGGAACTATCGATGCGAGCTCGTTCACTACTACCAGTACCTAGTGTTAATACATTAGTCGCAGGAGAAAATATAGAGGCACCAGTACCGACTGTAAGAGTACCACCAGTCGTTCTTAAATCAGAAATCGTCGTGATACCTGCGATTACAACACCAGTATTACTGAGAGTTACGGTGCCTAATCCACTTTGGTTTGTGATTGAATTTACACGAATTACTGATGACATTATGAGTTTTTTAGTTATTTATTAGCGAGTAGGACTATGACGCCTCAAGGGCTGCAACTTTGGCTTCGAGGGCTTCGATCTTGGAGATGGCTTCCTGCAGCGCAGCGGTCAATAAAGGCACAACCTTAGAAAGATCAACCGTTTGATGCTCGGGATTGCCTTCCTCATCAACTGCGTCTTTTTCTCCGCATACAGCCTCAGGAACGACTTCTTGCAGTTCGTGAGCAATAAAACCACTGACTTGAGTGTCTGGATAATCGATGTAATTGTAGGTTGAAGGCTTAAGTAGTTGAACCTTTAACAAAGCACCTGCAAACGGTTCTACGTTTTCTTTTAGGCGATAATCAGAGTTCGATCCGTAATTAACGCCAGCACCACTAACCGCAATAGTTCCGTGATGAGTGCCAGTTCCCGTCTTAAATGAAATCCAGTTTGAGAGTCTATCTTGAATTACAAATCTAGCTACATTTGTTTGTACGGTAGCAATAGATACGCTTCCTAATGTATGAACAGGATCAGTACCTACAGTTGCATTTTCGGTTGTGCCTAGTCGTAACTCACCAGTATTAAGTATTGAAACTCGTACAGTCTGGCTGCTAGTACCATCTGCACAGGTCGAAAATACAAGACGCCCCGGATAATCATTTGTTCCGGCGTTTGCATCTGCTTCACATCCAATAACAGCAAATGTATTCCCGGCATTATCAGACCAGTTGATATTTCCTAT